AGATAAAATATTAAATGAAGAAACAAATATTTCTAAAGGATATACGGAAATAAGTGATGATTTAGATGGAAATAATCTTAGAAGTAGTTTAATAAAAAAAATTTAAATTTTAAGATTATATTAGAATTTCAGAACCTGTTATAAAATATGTCATGACATTTCTTTAATTATTCTTTTAGAAGAATAATTAACATACAATTTTTATCTTTACTTTTACACCGCTACGTTAGTCAACCTACAAAGATAAACATCAGTTTAAATTCGTAAGTTACCTTTAACCCGTGTAGCTCCACGGGGAAAGTACTCAAGTAGTTCTTTCAAACGTTTAATAGCGATGTTTCTTGCTCCATTTACATCTATATTATTACATCTATATTATTACATCTATATTATTACATTTATTACAAATAATTTATAAATATCGTTTGAAATGAGAAAAAGTGTGAAACTCATCCATACTGCATTTAATACAGGTTGAATGGGTGTATGAAAGTGTAGATACGCGTGTTGCATTATTTTTTGGACCACCCATATCCTATTCTGTTATTACAATTATTATCCATTACGCACTGAACCCAATCAACTGTCCCCGTACGATTTCCGTATTTGTCCGAAAGATAGTTTCCAGTGTATCAATGAAACACGGATACACTGTGTTACCAATCGGAATCGGTATCGGAGCATCAAATGTAGCAATTATGCTATCCTGCGGATTCTCATTGAATTCAGGATGCGACGGCATGCCAAGCAGAGCACGTGTCGGAAAACGCGGACTGGTCTGATAACCATATCCCTTGATATGCGTAATAAGATAGTGCTTTGTGTTGGTATAATTGCGTTTTGTTTCATCATTTTCCTCTGGATTCGTGAAGTAACGGGTGCATCGCATACTGACAACACGATTTGTAATCAAATCCGTATCATGATGACTGCTCTTTCGCAGCAACCATTGACCGATCTGAGCCGTTTCTAGAAGCGCATTTGCTTCTGCACGGGTATAACTCTGAACTACATTCGCATCATCAATGAATAATGAGATTTGTAAAATGAGTCGTTCTACTAGCGTTCCTTCGCCTCGTAAATACCGACCAAACATGTCGCGTTTCACCTGATCATCCTGAGCTTGCTGTTCAGGAGTTTCTCGGCGCGTACTTAATAGGAGCTGCTCAGGGGATAATGATGAAAGCGCTGTGTAATATAAATCAATTCTCGTTTTGAATCCAGGATTCAAGGGTAGATTCGTTTCAGGTTCTTTAGGAAACTTGTTGGTGATAAAGGTAGTATAGGCAGATGGCGTATGATAGTATACCATAATGACAGGGATGTTGTTGTTGAGACGGATGTAGCTAATGGTTTCACGACCAGCTTCTGCTATGGGGCGTAAGTCCTCCAATGTGACAGGGTCTTCTTTGGTACCCTTGTCCATTTGTTCCTTGTGTCTGACGGCGTAGTTTTCGGACATGTGTTGTGGTCTGGTTTTTATGTAGCGGGTTATTGTATTTCAATTTTTATTTTCTTGTAGTTATTACTGCCGATGGACCAACCAGACTTAATAAATTCTGTAACCGTCCTGATAATTTTTCATATGGATTAAATGAATTAGCAGCCATAGTATCTACTCTATACCACCTAAAATCTTCAAGCGATTAACTAGTCCAGCAAACAGGATGATATTTGTAAATGTATTATATATATATATTTACAAATAGATAATTATCATTTTTAAAATTACTTGCGTCGGGTGCGACGAGATTTCTTGGAGTATCGGGTGCGACGAGATTTCTTGTGACCACGTGTATGACGCGGCGACCACCTGGCATTGCTGCATTTTGCGGTACTGCTGATGGAGCATTTTGTTTATACATGTTAAACTTGTCACCTGCATATGGCTTTAATATTCGTGAAATTAAAAAGTTCAATCTATATTGTAAAACTTCAGAAAATGTGTTAAATTTTTGTGGATTAGGGGTTGTTTCAGTTGGTTCTAAACTTAATTTGTTTTCACCATTTAAAAATGATTATTTTAAAACAAAATAAATTAAATATTAAATGAGTGGTCTTATAAAATCATTTAATACTGTATCATATGTTAAATACGAAGCAGGAGCTCATACAAGTTTTCATAATAATATATACGACACTTTAAAACATAGCATTTTTAACGGTATGAATTCAACACAGTTTTTTTTAGGTAATCCTAAATCTTTTAAAAGACATAGAGCAACACAAGAAGATATAGATAAGTCAAAAAAATTAATTGATCATTATCCCTTAAATGTTTTTTCTCATTTTCCTTATGTAGCTAATTTAGCTGGATCTGTTAAACAACTTGCTTGGGTTGGAGATTCAGAACAAGATGAAAAAACAAATTTTATTTTGAAAGAACTTGAATACGAGTTAAAAGTGTTAAGCAATTTTAACACAAAAAGAAACGGCGTTGTTATTCATCCAGGTAATTATAATGATCGTAAATTAGGTATTTCTACTATTGCAAAAAGTATTAATAAGATTAATTTTTCAAATAACTCTACACTTATTTTAGAAAATGCAGCAGGAAAAGGATGTTCTCTTGCAACAACATTTCAAGAAATTAAAGAAATATATGATCAAATATTACCTGAAAAACAAAAGCATATAGGAGTATGTGTTGATACAGCTCATATATGTGGATATGGTGAATATGACCTTTCTAAATGTTCAGAAGTAAATAGAATGTTTCAAGAATTTAATGAAATTATTGGTATTAAACATTTTACTTTACTTCATTTAAATGATAGCGTTGTTTGCTTAGGATCTAAAAAAGATGTTCACGCGTGTTTAGGAACTGGAAAAATATGGGAAAATAATTTTGATTCTCTTATTTTACTTTTAGAAACTTGTAATAAACATAATATACCAATTATACTAGAAACAAATGTTTTAGATATGTTAATATTAGCTTCAGTAAAGATGCCTAAGTGAAAGTTACAATTATTGACATTGGTTTAAAAAAAATGAATTTAAAAACAAATGCATTTATATAAACAAAATGTCTTTATTAAATGAAACTGTTAATACTAATGTAACTGTTAATTATGAGTTTACTAGAAAAAATATAGAATCTATTGGAAATACTGTTAATATAGTTGATTCTGATGAAAAACTTGATATGTTTTGCTATGTTACATGTAATGATGAAGACAGTGATTTTCACAAACAATGTAGAGGTGTGGTTTTTAATAAAAATAATCTTGTTATGAAAGCTTTTCCTTATACTCCTGAATACAATAATAATCAAAATGTGGAAATTAAAAATATGTTAAACGATTTAAAAAGTTGGACTTTTTTTGAGTCTCAGGAAGGATGTTTAATTAGAATGTTCAATTTTGATGAAAAGTGGTATATTTCTACTCACCGTAAATTGAATGCTTTTCGTAGTAAGTGGTCTAGTTCTGATTCTTTCGGAATAATGTTTAGAAATGCTCTTTTGTGTGAAGAAGAGAATAACGATGTGTTTAGAAATGGATTACAAGAAGGTAGTGATATTATTCAACGTTTTGAAAGAACTTTAGATGTAAAAAAACAATATATGTTTATTGTACGTAATAACAATGAAAATCGTATTGTTTGTGATGCTCCTAGCAAGCCAACTTTATATCACGTAGGAACATTTGTAAATGGTAATTTAGTTTTTACAGAAAACGTAAATATTTCTTTACCACAACAAAAAGAGTTTACATCAATAGATGAGATTATTGAATTTGTAAAAAATACACCTTGTAAAAATTTACAAGGTATTATTGGATTTACTTCAGATAATAAACAAATTAAAATTGTTAGTCAAGAATATCAAAATTTGTTTAAAGTTAGAGGAAATGAACCAAGTTTGAAATTTCGATATCTTCAGTTAAGATTAAATACAAATGTTAAACTATTGTATTCATTGTATCCTCTTATGTGTAATTCATTTGATGAATATGAACATTTTATATCATGTATTGTTTCGTGTATTTATAATGCGTATGTTGACAGATTTATTAAAAAAATATTTGTTACTGTTCCACGAGAAGAATTTTTTATTCTTCGTGAATGTCATGCTTGGCACATTAAAGATCGTTCCAATAATCGTATAAACCGTGAATATGTTGTTAATGCGTTAAATAGACAATCAGCTACTAATCTTAATCGTATGATTAAGAGATTTAAAATGTTACAAAATAATCAACTGTAAAGTAAAATTGATATTATTTTAAACATTTTTATTTAAAAATAAAAATGTCGTCTGTTACAATTCTTTTTATAGGTGATCAACACTTTCAAATAAATAATATTCAAGAAGTTGAATTATTTATAGAAAAAATAACTAATTTAGCAAAAGCAAAAAAACCAACTTTAATTATAGCAGCAGGTGATTTATTAGATACGCACGAACGATTACATACTATTCCTTTAAATAAAGCATATGAGTTTTTAGATAATATGAGAAAAATAGCAGAAACTTATGTTATTGTTGGAAATCATGATATGATTAATCATATACAATTTTTAAATTCTAATCATTGGTTAAACGGGGTTAAAGAATGGCAAAATATTACTGTAGTTGATAGAGTAATTTCAAAAACTATAAACAATTGTAAATTTATTTTTTCACCATTTGTGTATCCTGGAAGATTTGAAGAAGCATTAAATACTTGTAAAGATGAATGGAAAGACGCTCATTGTATTTTTGCACATCAAGAGTTTTTTGGTTGTAAAATGGGATCTATAATATCAATAGAAGGTGACAAATGGTGTTTAGATTATCCAAATGTTATTTCAGGTCATATTCATTCTTATCAAAAACCTCAAAAAAATGTGTTTTATCCAGGTAGTGCTATGCAGCATGCTTTTGGTGAAAGTTCTAAAAATATAATAGCACATCTTACTTTTAGTTTTGATAAAACAGAATATGAACTAGAAGAAATTGATCTAGAATTACCAAAAAAAAAAATAATTTATATGGACGTAGAAAACATTGATGAATATGTGTTACCAGAAACAGAAGATAAAATAAAAATTACATTATCTGGTTCTTATGACAATTTTAAAGCTTTAAAAAAAACAAAAAAATATAAAAAA